AAAAAAAAAAAAAAAAAAAAAAAAAAAAAAAAAAAAAAAAAAAAAAAAAACAAAAAAAAACAGAAAAAAAACAGAAAAAAACAAAAAGGCGGGTATGTTGTTCCAAGCAATGGTAAAAGTATTAAAAATAGCAAAAAGAAAAGTATTAAAAATAGCAAAAATAACAAAAATAACAAAAATAACAAAAAAAAGAAAAGTATAAAAAATAATAAAAAAAAAGAAAAGTATAAAAAACTAAAAAATATTTAGGAGATTTTTTTTTTTATAAGCTAATATTATAATGAAAAAGAGTTTGATGAAGTTAACAAAAAATAAATACGTTTTTTACGTTGTTAGTCTTTTAGCAATATTGAATGTTCTTGGATATTTTAGTATGCGTTCTTGGAATTGCATCGTTATGTTTGCCGCTGTTGCATACTCAACTAAATGCTACGCGAAAAATAATGTCATCGCTGTATTGGCTGGTTTATTTGTTGCCAACTTTGTTTTTGGTTGCAACCAGGTAAAAGAGAACTTTGAAGAAGCGTTGAAACCAGGAGACAACGTTGAAAAGGTGATGGATGGCCTTAAAACACAATTACAACAAACAGGAGATGCGTGCCCGGAAGGAAAAGAAAAGGATGACGCTGGTAATTGTGTTGATATTATCGATGATGTACAAGACAAAATGAAAACCCTACAACAAACCATGAAAGGCATGAAAGGCATGAAAGGCATGCAAGGTATGATAAGTGCATTAACCAACATGGGTAAGTAAGTGTAGAATTTTAAATTATATTAATATAATTTTAATTTTAAATTATTTAAAATTTAAAATTTAAAAAAAGATTTAATTTTTGCAAATAAGTTTTAATATATATTATGTATATAAATGGCAAAAAAATCATCGAAGGTTGGTAAAACATTAAAGAAAACATTAAAAAGAATTGAAAAATCTTCTTTATTGAAAAATAAAGTCGTTTCATATGTTGTTCTTTTAGCGGCAATAACTTTAGCTTTAGTATATATTTCAAAATCTAATTGGAATGCTTTGGCTATGTTTATTGCAATTGGTCTTTTAACTTGCTTCTTTACTAAAAACATGACTGTTACTTTAGGAACCGCTATAATAGTTTCTGTTATTCTTAACAGAAAAGCGTTAAATATTGAAGGTTTTGAAGAAGAAAAAACTGAAGAACAAGAAGACACTATGGCTACAAATGAAAAAAGAAAATGTTGGAAAAAAAATGAAGCTGGGGAATATGTTAGAGAAGGTGACACAGATGTTTTACAAAAAGATTGTGACCCAAAACCAATGTTTTGCTGGGAAAATGACAAGGGTAATTGCACGAAACAAAGTTTTAATAATAAAACCATTCCTTCCAGTAAACCAGCGAGAGTAGATGGAGGAAACGATGATGACGAATCGGAAGGTGATAGAATTGACCATTCAAAAACATTAGAACAGGCATATGATAATCTTCAAAATATGTTAGGGTCGGATGGTATTAAAGGATTAACAGGGGAAACATCTAAATTAATTGAACAACAGCGAGGACTTATGGATTCTATTAAAGGTATGGGTCCAATGATGAAACAAGCGGAAGAAATGATGGGCGCATTGAAAGGTATGGGTGGTGGCATGGGTGGTCTAGAAAAGATGTTGGGTGGCAAAAAATAAATTAAACATAATATATAAGTATGGCTCGAAAATGTCCACCAGGTGTTTTTTGTATTGAAAATACAACAATTGTATTTTTAATAATAATATTTAGTATTTTTTTGTATGTTATGACACAGAGTGTTTATAAAATCTCTCTCGTTAATGAAAATAAACCTAGTTATCTAAAAAAAATTTTAGAACATCCTTTTAGAGATAGATTTCATTTTAATATATTACCAAAATTAGGAGCAAGAGTATCAAATGACCCTGGCGATATTTTATCAAATCCTTATTTGCCACCTCATAGAGATGGTAATTATTTCCCGAAAGATAGCGGTGACCCAAGAGGAATACCAATAAATGTCCCTACACGTGGCCCAAGAACACAATGGAAACAAATCGGTATTTTAACAAGATTAAATGGGGAAGAAACAATTCTTCCTTTGATGGGAAGACCAATGTATTCAAATAGACAAAAATGGCAATTTTATACTTTGAGTGATAAAAATAATAGTGTAAAATTACCAATAAGCAAAAATGGAAAAAGTTGCACCGGTGATTATGGGTGTGACGAACTTTTTAACGGCGATAGTGTATTTGTTGAAGGTTATAATGATGCTTTTAAAGCGACAATATATGAAAATAATACTCCAGAATATATTCCATATATTTAATAAAAATAATTTCAAAATTTTTATTAAATCATCTCTTTTTTATATTAAATCTAAATAAAAATTTTAAATTAATAAAAAAATAAATTAAAATTTTTATTTTTTTATAAAATACTATAGTATAATGTCATTTTTTATGAAAAATACCAATAATTTTTCTTTAGAAGATTATAATGAAGTTTTAGAAAATTATAATTTAAAATTTGAAGTTTTATTTAATTTGAAAGAAGGAATGAAAATTGGAAAAACAGAAATAATTAGAGAACAATATAAAAAGGCAGTAGAAACCACGGAAACAGTAGAAACCACGGAAACAGTAGAAACCACGGAAACCGAAGAAACCACTGAAACCACTGAAACCGCAGAAACCACGGAAACAGCAGAAACCGAAAAAACAGCAAGAAAGGCAGAAGAAACAGCAAGAAAGGCAGAAGAAACGGTAGAAGAAACGGCAATAAAAAACAAGAAACAAAAATTAATGGTAAATGGTGAATATTGTATATATGATAATAATATTTATCAAAAAATATCTAGATGGTGGTATAGTGAAAATAGAGAAAAAACATTTGGATATTTAGAAAAAGATTTTACAAAATTTGTAAAATATTTAGACTTGGTAAAAATAGAAGTTCAATCTTTTAATTATATTTATTATAAGAAATTATCGAATAATATAAAGAAATTAGTTAATAAAATAATACCTGGGTTATATAATTTAAAAAAAACATACAGGGAAGAAAAAAAAATAGTAGCTAAAGTCGATAGTATTATTTTAACGCTTATTGATTTTAAAACAGAAATATCAAAAAAAAAAATAAATACACCCATTGCTAAATCTCTTTTAGTAAGTATATACAATCAAGCATATAATAATAAAAAACAATACAATTATTGCAACGAAGTTTAAATACTATTAAAAATTTCCTTAAACCAACTTTCAATTTCTTGACCATCATCACATGTATCAGTGAAAGCGACTGGGTTTTCACCATTAACCACATATACTTGTGATTTGCATATTTCTTTACCATCTTCTATGTATTTTTTGGTGTTTTCATCAATATCTTTCCCTTCTTTAATGTCTCTCTTTTTTTGTTCTTCTTCTTCGGCAAGTTCTTCTTCTGTTTTTGCTTTTTCATCAAATTCATTTTCAATTAACGTTGCATCTAAAATTTGTTGATTATCCTTTTCATCTATTAATATAAAATCAAAATTATAATATTTTAATTCTTTGTCATTCTCTTCATCAACCGATAAACTATCACTTGACTTATTTTTATTCATAAATTCATTTAAAAGTTTATATATTTTTTTATTATAAATATCATTATTTCCACCACCTTTAATATAAACTTTTCTCTTCTTTTTAGCAAATCGTTTTCTATAATGTTTTATAGATTTCTTTCTAATATTAATTTTTTTGTTTCTAAAACTTTTTTTTTTTTGTTTTTTTTTTTTTTTTTTTTTTTTTTTTTTTTTTTTTTTTTTTTTAAACTTTTTTTTTTTTGCTTTTTTTTATTTATCTTTTTTTTTAATTTTTTTTTTGTTTGAACTTTATTTTTTTTTAATATATTTTTTAATCTGTTTTTTGATAAAGTCATAATTTACTTATATTAAATATATATTAAAAATAATTTTGTTTAATTTATAATATTATATAATTTACTATATATATATGGCTTGCGAAGGTAATTATAATAAAATTCCCATAAATATTGATAAAAGTGAGATTATAAAATTAAGTAAAAATCTGTCACGATTTACATATGATTTTAAAGGTGTTAGTAAAATAAATATTATGTCAAATACCATAAGTGGTATGTTTGAGTTAAATTATGGTATGCAAAAAGCTGTTGCTCATATGCCAACATTGGGAAAATTAGATTTCTATAGTGCTTTATTTTATATGAATTCTGTTAATAAGTATAACGGAAAACATGTAGATATGGAAATTATATTAATTTTCGTGAATAAAAATAATAAGATGCTTTTAATTTTTATTCCAATAAAAAAAGATACTACAACAGCGAAATCAGCAAATTTTTTTAATCAATTTGTTAGTTCAATAGAACCCAATGTAGAAAATCAAGAAATAAGTGTAAATAATTTTAATATAAACCATATTATACCACAAGATAGTTTTATTTCATATAAATCAAAAGCACCATACTTGGGTAATTGCACAACTGGTTTTAATTTAATTTTTTTTGAAAAAACTTTAAATATTAAAACAGAAGATTATGATAAATTAGTTAAAATTTTTGGAAAAAATGATTATAAAAAATTAAATGGTATTGAAGAATTAAATAACACAACAACTAATTCTATGTTAAATGTAAAAAATTATCAAATTAAAAATATTAATCATGTAAATGCTTCATTTGATTTTAAAGGAACAAAAAATGGTCCCGGATTAAGAACTAATAATGAAACGTTACCTTTGGTTTGCACACCAGTTGAAGATGAAAATGGCGAACCAATATCTGGTAAAACTCGTTTAGATTGGATAAAGGGGTCTTTTGACAGCATTAGTCCCGATGCAAAAAACATATTTTATTTAATTATAGTTGTTTGTATTATAATTGGTGCGATGGTCTTTTTGCATAGTTTTATATTTAAGAATCTAGGAAAAATATTAGGCGATGAATCCATTGTTACTAGAAGCTCTAGTCTAACTTAATTTTTTTAATTTTTTTAATTTTTTTAATTTTTTTAATTTTTTTAATTTTTTATAAAAAATTAAAAAAAATAAAATTATATTTTTTCAGCGTCATATAAATTTCCTTGTATGGGTTTAAAATAACTCGATTTGACACTTTCATTTGCTACCCGGGGTAACATATTATTTATAATATCTTCTTCTACGGAGCGTGTGTGTTTAACATTCATACTGTTCATTTTTCTAAATTTACTATGTTCAGTATCCAAATATCCCATATTGGAGTTACCTGCCATATTCATGGATCTCATAACAAGCATATAACCAGCAACAATGGCTAAAACACCAACAAATTTATTAAATGTTAAAAGAGCAAAAACAATAATAATAACTACTGTTTTACCAACAATTGTATCTATTAAATTAGCAAATTGAAATGGTATTTTTACATCAATTATAATAAATAAAGCCAATAATATAGCTAACAATGAATGGTGTTTTTCACGCATTAATGATTTTAAAATTTTATTCATATATCATAAACTAATATTTTTTATTTTTTTTAATTTTTTAATTTTTTTTAGAAAAAATTAAAAAATTAAAAAAAATATAAAATTGAATGTTTATTAAAAATATATAAAAGATTAGTAAAAAAATTATATATTCAATGGATGATAAACCAGCAACTTATTTTGGAAACAAAGGTTATACGATTTATAAAGAAAATTTAGAAATCAAAGAACAAGAATTAATAAGAAAAGAATTAACTGTTTCTCCATATGTTCCTAAAAATTCACTACAACAGCCAAAATCATTTCCTGTTTATAGAGAATCTTCTAAAAAAATGTATTTGCCAAGATTTTATGGATATAAAAATTATGGCGTTCCCGAAGAAATCAGAGTAAGCTCTGGAAAAAAAATTAATTTAAAATTTTCTGGTTCTTTGAGACCTAAACAAGTTCCAGTAGTAGAAAAATACATGGAACATATTAAAACAAATGGTTGTGGTTTATTAGCTCTTCATACAGGTTTTGGCAAAACCTGTCTTGGGTTGAACATCATTTCACGTATTAATTTAAAAACATTAATTATTGTTCATAAAGAGTTTTTATTGCGACAATGGGTTGAAAGAATTGAACAATTTTTACCTGATGCACGAGTAGGTAGAATCCAGGCACAAGTTATTGACGTAGAAGATAAAGATATCGTTATTTGTATGTTGCAAAGTTTAAGTATGAAAGAATACCCACGAGAGCTATTTAATGAATATGGACTGACAATCGTTGATGAATGTTTTCCTTTTAAAACAAAAATACATACGTCAAATGGTCCAATGAACATAGGAAGCTTATATGAAAAATGGAGAAAAAATGAAGAATTACCAAAAATATTAAGCTTTAATAGAGAAACAAATAGTTTTGAATATAAAAACATGACATATGCATGGAGAAAAGAAAGAAAAGATTTAATTAAAATAAAAATGTCAAAAAAAGTGATAAACTGTACACCTGAACATAAGATATTGACAGTAAATGGATATATTGAAGCAAATAAATTAAAGATTGGTGATTTAATTATTTCTAAATATGATAAAACGCATATAGACAATATTATATCAAATGGGTTGAATGAAGACCAATTACAAATAATATATGGTTCATATTTGGGCGATGGTAATATAGGAATTACTAAAAAAAACAGATATAGATTACGTATAATTCACGGTGAAAAACAAAAAGAATATTGTCAATGGAAAGCAAAAATGTTTGGTATTAAAAAAATGACATATATTGAAAAAAATGGGTATTCTCAAAAACCTGCGTATAGGTTTCAAACAAAAATATTTGATTTACGCGATAACATTCCAAAAAATACAAAAACAGTTCCTGATTGGATAATTGATAAAATAGATGCTAAAGGTATAGCTATTTGGTTTATGGATGATGGTAGCACTATGAAAAAAAATAATAAAAGAGGTTATATAAGTATTTATTGTAGTATTCATTCTAATAATTTTAATTATGAAACTCACAAAAAATTTGTAAAAAAATTTAAGGAATATGACATAGAATGTAAAATAAGTAAAACAAAAAAAAATTATTATTTACGATTTAATAAAGAAAATTCATCCAAATTAATAAATTTAATTAAACCATACATCCATGAAAGTATGATATATAAAATAAATAATAGATGTGAAAATTATAATTGGTGTGATAAATTTTTAGATTATGGTCTTTTAAAGGTTAGTGAAATAAATTATTTTGAAAATAAAGGAACATATAGCTGCAATAAACCATATGTTTATGACATAGAGGTAAAAGACAATCATAATTTCATAATAGGAACAAAAACACCAAAACAATATATTGATGGTCCTGTTGTTTCAAATTGCCACCATATTAGTTCTGAAGTTTTTAGTAGAGCGTTGTTTAAGATTGTGTCGAAATATATGTTAGGGTTATCCGCAACAGTAAAAAGAAAAGATGGTTTAACGCGAGTAATTAAAATGTTTTTAGGAGAAATTGTTTGTAAAATTGAAAGAAAAGGTGAGGATAAAGTTACAGTTAAAGGAATAAATTTTATATCGGACAATGAAGAATTTAATGAAATAGCTCGCGATTGGAGGGGGCGTGTGAAATATACAACGATGATAAAAAAAATATGTGAATTCAACGATAGAAGTGAATTTATTTTGAAAGTGTTGAAAGATATTATAAATAAAGATACTGAAAATAAAACTCAAATAATGATTTTAGCACACAATAAATCTGTTTTAAAATATTTACATGACGCTATAAAAGATAGAAACTATTCTTCTGTTGGTTATTATGTAGGGGGGATGAAGGAAAAAGATTTAAAAATAAGTGAAGGAAAAAAAGTAATTATTGCTACATATGCAATGGCAGAGGAAGGTTTGGATATAAAGACATTGACAACGTTATTAATGGCTACACCTAGGGTGGACGTAACACAAGCTGTAGGAAGAATTTTAAGAATGAAGCATGATAATACAGAGGTATATGATATTTTGGATCAACATGCCCTATTTCAAAGACATTGGAAAAAGAGGAGGGCATTTTATAAAAAGCAAAAATTTAAAATATTAACAACTACAAATACAGAATATTTTAATGATAAATGGGATTGTATTTTTGATGCTGAAAAGAAAATTTCAAAAAATAAAGGAAAAAAAAAATATAAATCAACAAATTCTTCAAAAGAAACAATTAGTATTAAAACGGACCCTTTATTAATTGGAAAATGTTTGATAGATTAACAAATTTTTAACAAATTTTTAAACAAATTTTAAACAAATTTTTAACAAATTTTTATAATTTTTTATATAAAATTATAAAAATTAATAAAGTGTTTTTTCATTTCCACCCGTATAATGATTGTATCCATCTCCACAGTTTGCATCACTTGATAAAGCTGCATTTGTTCCTAAAATTCTAGCATCGTTACCAGTAAGACCGGAATCTATTGAAGAATATGATATAGAAGAACCCCCTTTTTGGGCTCCATTTCTCTTTCTGGACCTTCGAGTCTTTCTTGACTTTCTAGATTTTCTAGATTTTCTCCTCGGCTTTCTCTTCGGCTTTCTCTTTGGCTTTCTCTTTGGCTTTCTCTTTCTAGACTTTCTTCTAGACTTTCTTCTAGACTTTCTTCTAGACTTTCTCTTTGGTTTTCTCTTTCGGGACTTTCGCTTGCGTTTTTTACCACCACTGCAAGAATTCATATCTTTATTTTGCGTCATGGCAGCATAACTACCTTTAAGTTCGTGAGCAACTGCTGCACCTTCTTTATCAAAACCATATCCACCACTAAAAGAGTGATTAAATCGCTTGGTTGCATGAGATTCCGTCCCGAGTTCTGTGCCATTAAGGCCTCCACCACCTTGTTTGTTGCAATGAGAATAATTTTCACTAGAGGTATATCCTCTTCCCATGTTATTATTGGAATCTTGTTCTAACGATTTAAATGTGTTGCTGTATCCACCACCGCCTTGAATCTCACTACCTTGGATGTCGCTACCTTTGAGAGCGGAACCATCTGCTGAATCGCATCCTTTATTTAAAACTTCGGTGTTACTTGTATTTTGAAAGGTATTATCTGTATTTCCTAGTAAACTACTATCGACTGGCATTATATATATATATTACTTATTTTTTTCTATTTCTAAAATATCATTTAAATTTGAAATTTTATCTTCAATTATTTCTTCGGGTTCCCATAATTTTAACTTTCTATTAAAAACGCATCTAAAAATATATTCTTTTTCTAAAATAAATTTATTTTCTGATATATTTTCAAATTCTTCTTCATCGTCACTTTCTTCTAGATAGTCTAAATTATCGTTTTCTTTTATATTTCTAAATAATTTATTCATGAAAACACTTTTTTTATAGCTAGATATTAATAAGTAAGAATGTTCAATTAATTTATGATTTTTTAAAGCTAAAATAGTATATGTGTCTGGTGCAATTGAAGCCTTTATTAAAAAATTTGCAAAAATATTATAATTAGTAATTTGCTCGTTGTAGAAAATATTAATTTTTTTTGTTAAAAATCTATGTTGAATGGAATACAACTTATATGGTGTATCGTTCATAATTTTAGTTATTTCAGATTTTTTATTTGTCATATTTGGTAATCCAAAAATAATCTGATTATTATTATATGACTTTTGTTTTATATTTTTAAATAAATCTCTTGTTTTTTTTAATTTGTCAAGATTTGTAAAATCGGTTAAATCTTTGTTTTTATAGTATAAACAATCTTCAATATTAAAGAAATTATTATTTTTATATTTGAAAATGGTTCCATATAAAATGGTTCCTTTACCAAAGCATAAATTATTTTTAAAACATCCAAAAGTTGGAACAATTGAACTAATTCTATTTCTATTTTTATCTATTTCTAAAATAAATAAATAATTTTTATTGTTATGATTTTTAAACCAAGCAAAATATTTTTTACCATAAGGTATTGTTATGTAATAATCAATGTTGCGGACTTTATTATGAAGATTTTTTTCATAACAAAGTTCTACTTGTGGGAATTTACTTAATAAAAACTTTTTCTCATTGTAATTCATTTATAATAGAATAATCTAAAATCATTTATATAGATTTTAGAATTTATTTAATAATTGGTGAAATTATTATTACCATTATTACTATCGCTAAATACATCCCCAACATTTTCCAGTTTTGTAGAAGTGCTTGTTTTTGAAAGGTTTTTTAAATAATCTTTTAATTCATTTTTCATAGTTTCTTTATCTAAAGTTTTTTCTTCTGTTTCATATATTTCCTTATATTGTTCAGTCGGTTTTCTTATTAAATCTTTTATTTTCGGAACAGTTAAATTATTTTTAAAATAATTGAAAATATGATGCAATGTAAAAATAAATAAAAATGATATAATAATTTGTTTTATAATCCAAAAAAACATATTATATAGTAATTATATTAACAAATTATTTATATAACTTATTTCTTCTTTAAAAATATAATCATCAATATTTAATTTTGTTTTTGATAAAATATAAAAATCATTTATTTTATCTTTGTAATATTCAATAATTATACTTGTTTCATCATTTATCCTATAAATTTTTTTATCAATGTTAATTTCAATATTATCATACGGTATTTGAAATATATTCTCTTTTTTTAAATTTACATTTATATCATAACAAATTTCATTTTCAGAATTTATTTTAAAATTAATATTAAATCTATATAATTTATTATTAATAAATTTATAAAAGCCATCATTAGTTAATATTTTTTTTTCTTTTTTAAAATCAAATTTGTATTTATTATTTAATTTTTTAATATTATTTTCATTTATGTTTATTATATTTTTTAAATAAATTTTTCTCATTAATAATAATTAATAATATAAACTATTTAAACCAATTCAATAATTTTATATTAATAGAATGGTAAAATTAATAATTATAAAAAAATCAGGTTCTGTAAAAACGAGCAATATTAAATTATCTTCATTAGATTCATTATATAAAAAATGTGGATTTTCAAATGGTAATAATTTTTGCAAAAGACATACATGGAAAATGGAAAACATGTGTTATTCTTTATTTTCAAAAAACAATGGAAATGCTGGTAGTGAAAATAAATTTGATTTACCACCACCAATTGACGAAGAATTATATTTTGGAAACATGGTTTTATTAAAACATGAAAATGAAGAAATAAAATTAGAAGATATTAAAGATTGTGACAAAAATGAGTTTGAAAAATTATATAATTATTTATTTGGTGGATTCGAAGATATTGAAGATTCTGAAGAAGAGGAAGAAGAAGTAGTGGACCCAAAAAATTTAACAAAAGATGGTTATGATAAATCAGATGGTTTTGTTGTTGATGACGATGATGTTGATTTCGAAGATATCGATTCTGAAGACATCGAATCGGACATAGATTCTGAAGATATCGATTCTGTTGATTCAAATGATATAATTCTTTCAGATGATTATGATGATAGTGTCGAAAGTGACGAAAGTGACGAAAGTGACGAAAGTGACGAAAGCGATGAAAGCGACGAAAGTGGTGATGAAAATGATGAAGAAGATAATTCACTAAAAGAAGAAAAATTTATCAGCGACGATGAGGATGATGAGGACGAAGATGATGAGGACGAAGACGATGAAGACGACGATGAAGAAGACGACGAAGACGATGAAGACGACGGTGAAGAAGACGATGAGGATGACGATGAGGACGACGACGAAGAAGACGATGAGGACGACGACGAAGACGATGATGACGACGACGATGATGACGACGACGATGAGGACAGCGAATAAATAAATTGATAATAATTTAAATATTAAATATTATATTAATTATTATGATTGTAAATGACGGGTTAATATTTAGAAATAATATTTCAAAAAAATTTAATATATTTTTTGGGGAAAAAAAGTCAATAAATATGGAAAAGGGAATATATAATTTTGCTATTAGAAAAGCAACAAAACTAAATATTATAAGAAAATGGGATAATAAATACTTTGTTATAATTTATTTAGATAGAATGAAATCATTATTCATCAACTTAAAAAATAATAAAAATTTAATTAAAAAAATAAAAAAAAAAGAAATTAAAATGAAAGATTTATCTTTTATGAAACATCAGGAGTTGTGTCCTGAAAAATGGAAAGAATTAATTAATGCGAAAATAAAAAGAGATAAAAATATGACTTCTGTAAATTTATCAGCAGCTACAGATGAATTTAAATGCTATAAATGTAAAAAAAATAAATGCACCTATTATCAGTTGCAAACACGTTCAGCGGATGAACCAATGACTACTTTTGTATCTTGCCTTGTATGTGGCAATAGGTGGAAATGTTAAAAAATTTAATATAAATTATTCTTTAAATATATATAATGTCTGTGTTAGATATTTCATATACTATAATTTTTGATAATCAAAAAAAAATATCATATAAAAAATTAGGAGTTTATTTTAAAAATTATAATGTTGTTCAAGACATTAGTTCTATATTTGTAATAAAACCAAGCGATAGATATAATAATTATTTAAAAGATTCTGATAAATCATTTAATGATAATCAATATGATTTAAGTTTTTCTGATATTTCTTCTATAGAATTTGCAGATATTTTAAAGGGTGATGGTAGATTAATACCCGGTAAATGGACATTTGGATATAGAACAGATTATTCATCAAATACTAATGATTTATCTGGTGTAAAAAGTGTTTTTATACCATATAGGGATTTTTTGTATGACAATAATAAACCATTAATGATTCGCGACGAAAAAAATAATAATAAATTATTTGTTAATATTAATCATTTAGAATTATTGAAATTTTATAATAATAATAAATTTAACTTTTTTTCATTGGGAAAAAACGATAATGAAGATGCTAGTGGTAATACTTTTTTAAAAACATTTTTTGATTTTATAATATGGTTTCCTGAAGATGAAATAAGTATAAATTTATTGAAAACAAATGCATGGTCTTTACCAGAAAACTATATGGGTGTAATAGCTGACAAAAGAATAAGTGAAACACCAACATACCATACTGACCAAAATCAAAATATAACATTATATGAAAATTTATCAAGTTTCAATGAACCTGGTTTTAGATATGATAATGCAAGTCATGTTGGGAGAAAATTTTATATAAATTATGTTGCAAGAATGAAAATAAATAATTCTCATGAATGCAATAATATTTATTCTCAATATGATTTAATACAAAAAGATATAAGTTTTAATTTTCCTAATGGTCAATCATTTATAAAAATTGATGGTTCATCATATGAAGATGCTATTGATAATTGGGAATTAGAAATATATATATTGGATAATACTTTTTTAGAGAAAACTGATGACCCAAGTGGTGTTTTTACTTATTCCAACACAATCGAAGAAAAAACTGGAATATTATTTGGAATACGAGGTGATGGAGATGACCAAACAGATGCAGTAGGATATACAGCAGCAGATTCAAAAAGCTATATATTTCGGGATATAGATGGCAAATCTTATCATGCTAACTTAAGTTTATACGGTGTAAGAAAGGTTGGTGATAAATATAATGGTGGATTTACAATAAGATATAAAATAAGAAAAAATGAAATTAATAAATATGACGTTTATATTTTTATTAATGATACTTTTGTAACAAAAGTAGATAATAGTGGTTGTAAATTAAATGAATTAAAATATTGGGGATTACCCGATGATTTATATTCAAATCATATGATAAAAAGTATTACGCGAGTGTTCGAATCAAAAATAGCCAGTAATTTTGATAGTGTTTTTCAAGATGATAATACAGATGTATCTTGGAATAACATAGGAAATATTCTAGACGTTGAATTGGGCAATAATACAACTAATAGAATGTTTTCTCAAAGAAAAGGTTTAATAACTTATCCTGTTTTTTTTAAAAATAATTCATCAAATACGTGGACATTAAATGAAGAATATAATTATACTTTTGATGCTGGAGATAACAATACAATAAATTTTCATTTTATTGATTTTTCATTTAATCATTTATATGGAAATGCAAATCAATTATTGGAGTCTACAATGTCAATAAGTTTAAGCAATGATAATGTTAATTGGACACCAATGTCAACTATATGGATGCATAAATCAAACAATTATGTAGGAAATACAATAGGTGGATATTTACCTAGTTTTTATAGTGATTATTATTATCAGGGTAGTGGTATTGGTGGTAGTGGAGGTCCTCCGAAAAATTCTCTAGATGTGAAAAATTGGATAGACGATAAAAATGGTTTTATTTTACCAAAAAATGAAGATTCTGCCGAGAAAATGGCAGATTTATCTTGGAATGATATTAATAAGATAAGAACTGATTATAGATATGCAAAAATAATATTTAAAACTACTAAAGATATTGATAAATCTAAATGGAATATAAAGATATTTATAAAAGAAGATTTGGGATATAAAAAAAGTATTTTGTCAAATTATAATAATATTAATATTGATGGTGCTGATAATCAAATAGAGAGTATTTGTTATGAATTAGATTCATTAACATTAAATAAAAATACTTTTCCAAATAGTAATCAATATTCAAAAAATAATTATCAAATTCCTTACATTTCAAGATATGATTATAAACTACAAGATATAACAAATAATATTATATTAAAAAGTCAAATTGATAAAGATATTCTTTATAATATAAATGATGTTAATTATAATTATAATTCTAAAAGAACAATGAAAGAAGCGATATATTTACCAAAAACGATTGCATCTTTGGATAATGCGTTTTCTATTCGGCAAAAATATAATTACGAATCTAAATTATTAAACGATGCCAATAGTTCAGAAATACCATATATTCCAGGAAAAGCAACAATAAATTTTACAAATACAAATAATACAGTAATTATCACAATACCTCAAAATCAAATAGTTGAATTAAAAAATAGTTTAATAAATTACTGGAGTGGTAAAGATTATCCAACATATGTTAATTTTATATTGTATATATGGTATCCATGGACAGATAAGTATTTGAATTATAATACAAGTGAATATCAATCGGGAATAGATTTATCAAATAACTTAAATATTGAAGGCTGCGATGAAATAATTAATTTAACAATGGACAGTTCTACTTATTATACAATAAACCAAGTTGGTATCCCATTAACAACTTCATTTAATTATATTATTAATCAATTTTCAGGAAGATATCTATTTGCTTGGAGTTATCGGGTATTTCAACCATCTGGTATCTTTAATAATCAAACACCTTTTGATAATTTGAAAGCTGGTAATAGAAATTATATACCAAATATCAATATATTAGATATTAAAGATTTTGTAAAAGATGATTTTATTTATGACCCACAGCACCCGGTAATAACATATATACCAACTGACCAAGATATTTCTTTTAATAAAATTAAAATAAGTTTAACTACCAACGAGGTTTCTAATTTTAATGAAAATATAAAAAAATATAGAAGAAGTTTAACATCGCAAAATTGTGATATATCATCAATCGAAATAAAATTTTATGTTTGGACGCCAAACAATGAAAAACATACAAATCCTAGTGGCTGGGAATTGCCTTCTGATTATTATGGTGTAACTGACCAAAGAACTATAACAACCCCGTATAGGTTCCCTAGCTTACAATACGGAATTTCTGATATTAATTGGGACCCACAATATACATTAAACAATCGAACAGAATTTGGTTATAATATTGATTCATCTGGTGTTATTATAAAAACATATGATATATCTTCAGGAAGTAATTTTTATATTGGGGACTTATCAGGAAATGAAAAAATTGAATTTGATATATCATATGGTATGATTTATTTTCACCCAAACGATGGAAAAAAGGATACAATAAACCAAACAATACCAAATCCTTATAAATATAAGAAAAATAGTATATTTGGGGTGCCTTATTTATCTCGATGGGGATTTAAGATTTTTGAAGATTTATCTTTTAAAGATTCATTAACTGATAGCGTCAGTGATGTTTTGATAAAACCAATAACAAGCAATGATATATCTTATAATGGACAATATCCTGTTATTTTTAAAGATAGTTTAAATGGAAATTATGCGGATAATTTTGAAGGTGTTCAAGTGTTTGATGCAGGTATAGATAAAACAATATCTTTATTAATTGAAGAAATAAAATTCAAACATACAATAAATAACGATTCAAGTATAACATATAACGATAGATTAGCTTTATTGGTATCAGATTTATCGGAAAATGATTTTAATCCAATCCAAATAAAATGGATGCATAAATCAAATTTATTCCAGGGAGATATTTCAGGCGGGAGTAACAGTAACGGACAATTATATTATAATGATGTAAATGGTTTTATATTTCCAAAAGATAAACTTACAGCTGTTAGAAATAATAAATCAAGTCCTACGGAAACAAATGAAAATGACTTTGAAAATTTAAATTTAATAAAAACAGATAAAAGATATGCTAAATTTAGATTTATAAGCGATGATAATTCAAATGCGTCGGGATGGAAAATAAAGGTATTTACTAGTGAAAAAAATCCAATAAATGTTATAGAAAGTAGAGTAAAAAAACAAGAAGGAAATATTGGTAATTCAGAAACTGATTTTAATTTTAATTTTAATTTTAATTCTGATTATTATTTAGAATTGGATAAATCAATAAAAAATGCTTTCCCAGGAATTGAAGATTTTAAAGATTTTGTAAATAATGGGATAAATCTTGGATTTCAAAAAAAAAAACATTATTTAATTATTAAAATAAATGATATATTATGGCAATTTGTTATAAAAATACCACCCACAGGATATATTTTTGATTATTTAGATGAAAATGGTAATGTATTAGGTCAATTATCACCTGTTAGTAATATAATAATTGGCCCTAATAATACAAACTTAAAAGCGGATGAATTGGGATATAGTTTAAACTCAACAATGACATTTGATAATACTCCTATTAATTTTGATGAAAACGTATCTTCAACATCTTTGGATGGTGGTAGAAAATATATATTATATATAAGAAAATCGACAGATAGTGAAAAACTTTTTTTCAATAAATTTCAAAAAAGTAATGTTATTCAATTTACAAGTAATGAAATAAATACTAGATTATCCGATTGGTATCCTTTAAATACCAACTATGAAACTTCTACAAATAAATATAATTATGGAACATTATTTGATACAGAAGATGTTGAACTAGAAAATGTAGCTATAATTGAAGAAATAAAAAAAATAGACCATTGTAGTTTATGTCGCACAATAACAAAAAGAAAAAATAATAAAAATTTTAAATTGCGTTATGCAGACAAAGTTAAAATAAATTTTAATTTGGCGAGCAGGATTAGAGAAAATTGTAAATAAATTAATTATATTTATATAATATAATTAATGCCAATAATAGAAAATATTACAAACATTGAGGTTTCGAATGATATAACTGGTAGTAATTTAATGAAGCTTTATATTTTTAAAGAAAATTTAATACAGTTATTATTAATTTCAAAAAATATATGGAATACTATTAATATAAATAAATCAACAGATAATATTTTTAATTTGTTTATTATTTCATTTTCTGAAACTAATATTCAGTTGGAAATTCGACCAAACGTCGAATTTTCAAATTTTAATGGAACTAAAAAAACATTAAATAAAATTTTCATTCAAAAATCAAATTATTATGATAACTATGAAAAAGGATATGTTTCATTTAATGTTATAGGCTATAATTTAGGTGGTATATGGTATTCCGTTAGTGAATATTATAAAAATCAAAACTATGATAAATTAACGTTTATTTCTGGTTTTAAAGGTAATATTATAACAAAACCAAGTGTAAAAAAAATATTATTTAAATTAAAATTTATTTCTCAACAAGAATATCAAAATATTAGTATGGAAAATTTGATTTATTTTTCAAATAAAAGAAATTATTTTGGGTATACTAACGATACAAAATTAGAAATAGAATGTTTCCCATTAATTAGACCATATTCAGATATAATTGTAACTCCAAAAGTTGATAATATTTCAAATAATAATACACAATTAATATATTTTGAAAATAATGATTCGTTTACGATAACATCTGTAAAATTAAACGAAAAAATTATTATAAAAAAAATTTCAACTATTACATTAAGAATAACTGATAATATTGGAGAGAATTTATTGTTCAATTTTTCCACATTAGGTTCAAATTTATATAATTTGGACTACAATTATAATAATAGTTATTATAAATTCAAATTTAATATAATAAGCTTAAAATTTGTAACGAATAGAAATTTGAATGGTGTAGAAAGCGACCAATCCGATAATAAAATTTTAATAAATAAACATACAAATAATATCAAAAACAATCAAATACTTGAAGAAAATAGTGATTTTAGTGGAAATTTATTTAATTGGGGAACGCAATTACCACTAATTACAAATCATTCATATTTGGAACAAAGGGTAGTAGGTATAACAAAAGAAGAATTAAATAGTGCAAATTTTAAATATAAAGATTTAAAATTTAAACTGCTTGTGCAAAATAGAAACTCTAGTATTTTAGATATTTATATTCAAAATTATAGTTTATTGGCAGTAAAAAAAATATTATCAAATACAAGTAATTTTGGAGAAGTCGATTTAAGTGACAATGTATTACAAATTATACCAAAAGCAAAAAATGATACCGATGGCAAGAAAGCTTTTATAGGTTATAAAATATTAGAAAGCAATTATCAAATTTTTAATAATTTAATAATACCCGAAACATATGTTGAAGTAGCTGGGATAGAACCAAATATTGAGAAAGTTTTAATTAATTTAAATAGTTATACTTCTTCGAGCACTTCATATTCATCAAATATAAAATTGAGTGTTGTTGATAATGATTATTATAATAATATAGAAATCAAAGATGGAGAAAACCATGTTTCAAATAATAATGAAAAAAATCCAATTATATCAACAATAAAACAAGTATTGGTGTTAAATTATAAAGTATATGTTGTTGAAAATAATTTGAAATTCGAAAGGTTAAATAACGGTGATAATAGTATTTTGGATTTATCAGGAAGTAAAAGTAATTTATCTAACTTCAATCCTTCATTTACATCATTGGAAGATGAAATTTATTATTTTGATTTGAGCGATGAATCCAATAAAGGAAAAAAAATAAAATTTTTTTTAGATAGTAATTGCCAAACAGAATTTCTAGATTTATCAGGAAATCTTTTTTCTTATGCAACATATTCAAGAAATTATGAACCGGGTGAAGAAGGTTCTTTTATTCAATTATCAATACCAAGCAAAAATGAAGCAATTATAAACAATAGTGAATTTTTTTATGCTTTAATAAAAAAAAATTATTTTAATATAAATCAAATAGATTCTTCGGGTAATATTAAAATAACAGGAAGAAAAACTTTATTCCATGGAGAAATTACAGTAGAAAATATAAATAAAACAAACAATGGTGGATTATTAAAATACAGTAATATAGAAGGTGATTTTTATGATCCAAATAGCAAAAAACCGTTAATTCCTATTGACTTAAGTTATAATGATGCCACTATTTTTGACCCATTAAATAATTATTTTAATAGATATCAACAATATCAAAATATAGATATTAGCGGAGGAATAACACTTTCATCAAATAATGTTAAAAATTTTACAGGTGATAATATTGTTTATTTTGGTGAAACATTAAACCAATTTGATTTTGCATTTTATTTTAAAAATATTAATTTGATACATGGTAAAATAAAAATTGGATTTTCTACCATTTATAATAGTGATTTATTTACTACAAAAGACCCAACCCAAACATCAACTCCACAAAATAATGAAAATACAAAAAAAGATGAAACCGAAAATGTGAACGTAGTACCTGACGACCAAAAAAGATACTTAAAAAAAATACCATTTGATTTGTCAAATGTTGAACTTAACGGTATTACAAATAATAAAAATGATACTAATTATATTGTTTATAATTCTAAAAATTTTGATGCAAATATGAATAAAACTGAATTCTTAATGAAATATGCCCCTGAAACAGGTGGTTTTGTAAGTGTTGACCGGTTTTCAACTGGTGATTTGAGTGATTGCAGTCAAAATATATTTCTGGCAGCTGACATATCTAATTCGATTACCTACATGGCTTTGTTAATAATAGAAGAAGATTTGTTTGGTATTTCAAGATTTGAAAAAATAACAAATTCAGATGCAAAAATTTCTTCTTCATTATCAAGTTCAAGTCTAGTTTCTACATATAAAGATACTGATACAGATAACCAGGGTTCGACGGTGCCAACAGATATATCGTTGAACTTTGCGTTTGTCCGAAAGAAATTTAATTTTAAAGCTGATATTAGTGGTATAAGTCGAAATGATGATATTTTTTTATTTGAACCTTTAGATTATTCAAATAATATTTTAAATCATGATTTAAACTATAATGAATATGTGGTAGGTATGTTTGATGACAATAATTTTGGCAAGATAAGCATGTGTAAAATTAAATTAAAACAAACAAAACCCTTTTTCATCAATACAATTAATAGTGGTATAGTTGTAGATAATTCTATAATAACGAGTAAATGGGTGAGTGGTGATTTCGGGTTATATGAGACTAAACCTAGGGATTTGGTTTCGCGATATATTGATATTTCACAAAACACAGTAAAAATGAATTCAAATATTAGTTTAAATAATTTTAAATTACCATTATTTGATAGTAATACATTCAATGAATTTACAGTAGAAGTAGAATATTTTAAATGTTGGTTGAAAGATGGCGTATACAACAATCCAGAATCTAAAATAATATATAAAATTAATAGAAAAGACCCTAGTGGAAATCTTTCAAAGTATGATACATTATCAAGTCTTGAAATAGCAAAAAATAATGAAAGGTTTGACCCAAACAAACTTTTAATTATAAATGTTGATTTAAGTGGTAATATAAAATTTGAAAATTTAAAATCAGGGTTAAATTTCATTGGTGAAAATTTGAGTCAACGGGCTAGAGCTTATAAAGTAACATATCAAATAGAAAATTATTTAACAAATGATATACTTAATGAAATAGCTACAAATCAATTATATAATTTTAATGACAAATTATCATCAACACAACTTGGAAAAACTGTTTTAAATATGAAATACTTCTCTCTTAAATTACCAGATACAGTTAGCGATGCTTCAAAAAATGAATTTAATACATTTTTGAATACAGCTAATCCTACAGGACAGGTATTAAATAGAGTTGTAAATAAACACAATCCCATAACTGTTAATGAAATTTCATATCAAGACACAGACCTTTCAAGTGCTCAATTGAGTAAAACAGGAGTTGGTTATATTAATTATATAACAAAAGAAATTATAAATAATGAAATAGATTTGTCAGGAGCTTATTCAAATTTGTCAGGTCCTCAAATCTATTTTAATGTTGTAGACGTCGAAACAATTAGTGATTTAAATAGCGTTATAAGAAATGAAAAAGATGTTTATTTATTTTGGAATTTTAAAAATGATAATTTAAGTGTTACAAATAAATTTAATATTTATCGCTCTCAAAATCCAACAAACAAAGAATATATATTAATAGCTTCAACTACAAATAAAGATTATACTGATGTTAGAGCTATACCTTATTTAACAGTTGATTATAAAGTAGAATCTGTAATAGTTTGGGAAGGGGTAGAAATGGTTACTGGTTTTAAAGAAACAAAAAATTTCATTTGTGAAAACAATACATTTGAATATGGGCGATATAATAATACAACAAAAAATGTGAAATTATATCAACCAATAAATACATCATGTAAAAAGATTGGTATGGTTGGGATCGCTACAACTGGTAATTTATTCCCAAACTCCGAAGTTTTAACAAAAGCACAAATATATTCTACTCTATCAAGAGCTAAATTTAGACCATTTCGATAGTTTATTCAAGTATTTCCAAATCATTTAAATCCCAATATTCACTTTTACCATTTGGCAAAGGTCTTCGCACAATAAATGGAATTTTTTTTTGTTGCAATTCCATTTTTGCAATTGTAATACCATCTATAATATTATCGGGAATATCAATTAAAATATCAGCACCTGAATTTATTTGCGTAGCTCTTAAACCTATGATTTTAGCTCTTTCATAACGTGTCATTATTGGAAGTGTTGTATGGTTAACATCGTCAATAAGACCATCCTTGTTTCTTTTTATAATAATTTTTGAATTCAATTCATTGTTGTTTAATTGTTTTATTTCGGGGTGATATTTATCAAGTATATTATATTCTATATTATTTTCTATTTTCACTATATCATCGTCTTCTTCATCGGAAGACAACTCGATTTCTTTATTTTCTATATCAAATAAAGTCTCTTTTAAAAATATTTCTTCTTTTGTTTCTCCGAAAAAATTTGTTCCTTCGTTTTCCTCTTTGACTTTTTCTTTTACTTCTTCTTCCTCTTTTACTTCCTCTTTTACTTCCTCTTCCTCTTTTACTTCCTCTTTTACTTCTTCTTCCTCTTTTACTTCCTCTTTTACTTCTTCTTCTTCTTTTACTTCCTCTTCCTCTTTTACTTCCTCTTTATCTTTTACTTCTTCTTTTACTTCTTCTTTATCTTTGACTTCTTCTTTTACTTTTACTTTTACTTCCTCTTTTACTTCCTCTTTTACTTCCTCTTTTACTTCTTCTTTTACTTCTTCTTTATCTTTGACTTCTTCTTTTACTTCTTTATCTTTTTTGCTTTTTTTACCATTATTAGAATTATTGCTCATTTTATATATATTATGATTATTTTTAATATATATAAAAAATCAATTTAATAAAAAAATATATATTTTTTTATATTAATTATTTTTCCAAGAATTATTGCATGAGGTACATAAATATATATATTTCATATTTTCATCATCGTATCTTAAATATATAATTTCACCTTGGATATCTTCTTTTGTTTCCCCTTTGTTACAATCAGCATTTGGGCATTTTATATTTCTAATTCTGGGCAATGTTGGGTCTAATTTAGTATATTCATTAATAATATTTTTATATGTTTGTTGTTTTTTTTTAATATGTGTTTTTGAAACACATATTACTTCACTAGATTCATTTACAATATTTTCCTCTTTATTACCACATTTTCTACAATAATGTATCAATGATTCTTCACCCTCGTTAGTTATTTTAAGATATAACATATTACCACAGTTATTACAAAAATGCATTTTATTATATTATTAAAATATTATATTTAAAATATTTTCAATTTAAATATTTATTTTCATAAAATTTTCATAAATAGTTTTGTAATTAATTTCGCATTTCATCCGTCCATATAAACTTATTTCTAGTATTTTATTATTTTCTTCATTATTTTTTAATTTTTCTATATTTTTTAAAATATTATCTTTATTTTTTTTATAATTTTCTAAAATAATTTCTTTGAATACATCGTTTAAATTTTCTACAATTTTTTTATTTAAAACAGAAATAATTGCTGTATTATAATTTGAATATTTAATAATTTCATTGTATTGATTAAAATATTTATATTTTTCAGTAATACCCGGTTCATTTAATAATGGTTTATTGTGAAATAATGTTACTAAATTTAATAAAATAGTTCTTATTGTTTGACAAGATGTCCATTGTTCACCATTCCATGTATTTAAAAGCGATAAACAAACCTTGCCATTTCTATATAAGTTTGGGTGAAATCTAATACCATGTTCATTTGTTAAATATTCCACAACAGGTGGTTTATATGGGTAATCTTTTTTAAAATTAAATTTAAAAAAGTAATAACCGTAATTGTATATTGTATCTTCGGGGCCAATTATCAAAGCATAACCAGATAACATGTTATTATCATCATGTTTATAATAAATGTTATTGTCATTTAAAGGATTTTTAATAATATCTACAACATCTTTAGCTAATCTCTTTTTATTTGCAATATTCATAATAGTAATTTATCACTTTAACTTTTAAATGTATTTAATAATAGATATTTCTAATATTATTCAAAATTCTCATTTTCATAATTCTCTCCAAAAATTAAAATTGAATTTCGAAAATATATAAAAAAAATTTATTAAAAAAAAATATCTATAATCGTTATACATGGAGTATGGCAAATTCACAAATTTTATAAATCATTATTTTATAAAAAATGGTGAAAAACCAACTCATACAAGGATAGGGAATAAAAATTTAAATATTAAAGGTGGTGCTTATAATATAGATTATATTGATGAAAAAATTTTTAAGATGTTTTTAAAAAAATATACTACCCATGTTTTTAAAAATAAAGGAGGTGAATATTTGACAGAATTGCAAGATAAAGAAAATGGTGGGCCAATTTTAATAGATTTGGATTTCAAATTAAATAAAAATATTAAAGAGAGAATTTTTGACGACGATGTTATCAGTGATATAATAGAAACGTATATTGATAAAATTAATTATTATTTTGATTTGGAGAAAATAGACACATTTGAAATTTTTGTTTTATTAAAAGATGATATGGTAATTGAAAAAGATTATATAAAAGATGGGATACATATTCAAATTAATTTGAGATTAAAACATGATAAACAAATGTTTTTAAGGGAAAAAATAATGAATACGATAAATGATGAAATATTTAATCCGAGTGGATTTGAATTTATAAATAATTTGGATGATATATTTGACAATAGTATATCAAGTGGCAATACAGGTTGGTTGATGTATGGTTCAAAAAAACCTGGTGGAGAACCATATAAATTAAAATACAAGTTTACGGTGCAAAATGACAATGATGGTGATTTTGACATTATTGAAAATAATATAAAAGAAGAAAAAAATAAAGTATTGGTTAAAAAACTATTAATTAGAAATAAGAATATTGATGAAATTTTTATAAAAAATGAGTTTGAAAATGAAATTAAAAAAACAAAAAAGGTAGAAAAAAATACTGTGATTATAAAAGAAACCCATATAGGTAAAGATTGGATTATCAAAAGTTTTAAAAATATTTTATCACAAGAACAGTGTAATAATGTTATTGACATTATTTTATCGAATGAATCAAATAGTTTATCAAATATAAAAGAGATGAATGACTATATAATGTTATGTTTGGGAGAAAGTTATTATGACCCATATTCAAGATGGATTCGAGTATTATGGGCTTTAAAAAATATTAATGTATTATTATTCCCATTCTTTTTAGAATGGTCTTCGCAATCAGATAAATTTTGTTGGTCAGATACAGACAATATAGAGTATATTTATAAAGAATGGCACTGTAATAAAGGTAAAGGATTAACAGAGGGTTCTATAAGGTATTGGTCAAGAGAGGCAAACCCATCAGAATATAAAATTATTAGAGATAATACTACCAAATATTATATTGAAAAGACGTTGGAAGGGAAGGGGACAGATAATGATATAGCGACATTAATTCATCATTTACTGTTCGACAGGTATAGATGCACATCTATTAAGAGCAATAGATGGTATCAATTTACAAATCATAGATGGATTGTTTCGGAATCGGGGACGGGTTTAAGAAGAAAATTTTCAAGTATGATATCACCTTTATATATACAAAAACAGACAGCTATTATGGAGAAAATAAGAGAGGATTCTGAAATGACACAAGAAACACAGGATAGATTAACTACAGAAGCTGCAATTTATAATAAGATATCAATGAGATTAAAGGATACTAGTCAAAAAAATAATATTATGGTTGAATCAAAAGAGTTGCATTATGATAACAAATTAGAGGAGATGTTGGATGAAAACCCAATGTTGATATCTTTTAAAAACGGTGTTTATGATTTTGAACAAGAAATTTTTAGAGATGGTATTCCTGAAGATTACATATCTAAATCTACAAATATTGATTACATAGATATTGATGAAAATAATGAAGAACATAAAAAAATAATGTCTGAAATTAAAGATTTTATGGCAAAATTATTTCCAAATGAAAGATTGCGTGAATACATGTGGCAACATTTGGCATCATGTTTGTTGGGAACAAATCAAAACCAAACCTTTAATATATATACGGGGGTTGGTAGTAACGGAAAATCTGTATTTGTAAAATTATTTGGGATGGTTTTGGGTGATTATAAAGGGACAGTCCCAATTAGTTTAATTACACAAAAGAGATTAAGCATTGGTGGGACATCGTCGGAAGTTGCACAATTAAAAGGTTTAAGATATGCAGTTATGAATGAACCATCTAAAGGTGACGTTATTAATGAGGGTATTATGAAAGAAATTACAGGTGGTGATCCTATTCAAGCAAGAGAATTATTTAAAACAAGCATAACATTTATCCCAATGTTTAAGTTGGCCTGCTGTACTAATACATTATTTGATATTAAAAGTAATGATGAGGGCACGTGGAGAAGAATTAGAGTAGTAGATTTCGAGTCAAAATTTATAGATAATCCAAGCGAAGACCCTGAAAAGAAAGAATTTAAAAAAGATAAAACATTGGAAGGTAAATTTGAATCGTGGGCTCCAATATTTGCAAGTATGTTAATTAAAAAGGTTAACGAAACTAAAGGTAAAGTTGAAGATTGTGACGAAGTATTAGTAGCTAGTAAAAAATATAGAGAAAACCAAGATTATCTTGCTAAATTTGTTGCAGATAAAATACGAAAATCAGTTCCTGACCCAAATAATCCTGAAAAGCAAAGTAAAATATCAAAATCGGTTATTCAAAAAGAATTCAAGGAGTGGTGGAGTCGAGAATACGATACAAAAGCTCCAAAAGGAAAAGAATTAATTGAATATTTGGAAAAAAAATTAGGACCATACCCCGGGACAGGACAGGGTAGGGGGTGGGCTGGATATGAAATAATATATGATGAATATGATGATGAAGATTAATTTAAAAAATAAAAAAAAAATTAAAAAATAAAAAAAAATTAAAAAATTAAAAAATTAAAAAATTAAAAAATTAAAAAATTAAAAAATTTAAAAAATAAATTTATTTTAAATTTTTTATTGTATAATAGACGAATTGTTTTTTAAGGTTTCGGCTGTATCTTTTAATATGTCTTGTAAATTACCTTGTTTTTTTTTTAAAACATATTTTGAAATAATAAATAACCCAAAAGTTAAAAAACCGATTATTAAAAGAAAAATAACGTATAACACATCAATTTTTAGATGACCTAAATTATTCAAAATTGTTTTGTAAATGGTGCTTATTAAAAAATATGGTATAATTAATAATATAAATAAAAACCCATAGATTTTTTTTTCTTTATGTTTTTTCTTATATATTATAGTAATAACTGTTATAGAAACCATAATAACATAGAAAATTTTTAAATAGTATAATATATTTTTTTTAAAATCATAATCATTATTGTAAAATTGTGAAATTCTTTTGTTTAATTTTTCTTTTTGGACAATATTTTCTATTTTATTTTGAATATCATGTAAATTATCTTGATAAAAATCAGTAGCTTGGTCTAAATTTTTTTTTGTATTAATATTTGTTTCTAATATATTAATCTGGTCAAGAATAATATTTTTATACTGATTTAAATCATCTTTAATACTGGTTAATTCATCTTGTATTGTAATTGTTGGACCAGGTATTGTGGTTTCTTCATCGTAGCTAATATTTTTAGAAATATTAGCTATATACTCTTCATTATTTAAGTTATTTTCTACATTTGTAGGTAGCCCTTTTAAAATAGTCATTTAATATATTATATAATTATATTAATTAAATTAATGAATATTTTAAAGAATCAGAAAAACATAGTTCTTTAGAATCGTCTGCAACAACATTGTTAATATTGCTAAATCCTTCATCTTGGTTTGCGGTATTTTGTGCTAGTTGTTGTAAATCAACGTCGCATTTACCATACCCTAACATTTTTCTTAAAGATAAAGTATTTTTGCTTTCTTCTACAACAGATTCCGTTTTTCTTTTTGGAAATGAAAATTTACTGTAGTCAATATTATTTCTCCGCGAATTCCAATACAATCTTTGTATCACCAATAATAATGTTATAGAACTAATAATAACAATTATTATTTTAGTTAAAAAATCAGGAAGCATGTTTTTCGAATTCATAAAAAAAATCAATAAAACGAAAAAAGAACCATAGACAATTGTTTTTAAAATACTGCGATGTTCTCTATTTTTTTCAAATTCATATTCTCCTATTTGCGCTAGTCTTGTTTTATTATTTTTTTCAGCTTTTAACTTTTTTAAAGTATTCCTAGCTTTTTCCAATTCTAATTTTAATTGTTCAGACATATCTCGTTGATTACCTAAATGCTGACTATTATAATTCAAATCATTATTAGCATCTGTATATAAATTCTTTAAGTTTTCCATTAATGTTTTCCTTACATTTTTTAAGTTTGCAATATAACTTGTAATTTGTGTTTGTTGGTCTGTTCTAGTAGCATCACTTTGATTTATTTTCGATAATTCATCAAATAAATATGTCTCTATTACTTGCAATTCTTTTAATTCTTCTTGAATTTTTTTATGTTTATCATCTAATTCAGCATTATAGTCTTCATTAGCGCCCATTTATATATATTATATATTTTTAAAAAATTTAAAATCTTCGAATTTTATTAAGTGCTGCAAATCCTAAACCTAATGCTAAAATCAACCAAATATATATTCTTAAATCATATGCTCTTTTTTTTAATTGACCATCGCTAACTTTCATATCTAAAGTAAGCTTACTTCTTTTTGTAAATCTATCAATTTCATTTTGTATAGATTTATATGTTAGCGCATCGTCTTGATAATCAGTTATTAATGTTGTTTTATCATTTACCAAATTAATATTATATATTTTTAAACTTTTAACAATTTCTAATATATCATCGGCCAAACCAAGTAACTCTTGATTAGTGTTTGATAAAGTTGTATATTTTTCAACTATACCTCTTTGTTCTTCATTTGTAGGTGCATTAGTTGCATCTTCGCATGCTTTAATGTTCAAATCACCAGTTTGATTACAGTTTTGAATATAATCACCATTAAAAACATATTTGGGTGCACCAAATTTACCACCACCACAAATAGTACAACCTTTTAATATAGAAGTTCCTTTTGAATCTGTTTTAAGATTTCCACCATTGCAACCATCGACTGAACTCGGACAACTATAATTACTATCTTTATCTATAAATGTATTTTCAGCGTCTTTAATGTATGGTCCTTTAAAAGTACAACCAGCAAAACAAGCTTCTTGTTTTGTTCCTTCATTATTTTCTGCACATTTGGTTTTACAAGTTGTAACTTTTTTTTTTAAATCGTTAAATTCTGTTATAAAACTAGAATAATCAGTTTCATATGTCGTCAGTTTCGTATTATATGTGTTTTTTTTTTGATTAAATTCTTCTATTTTGGCAGATATTAATGTAGCATCATCATCTGTAAATCCAGATAAATCAGGATTAGTAAGTCCTTCTTTAAAACCTTCAACTATATTTCTATTATAATGAATTAAATTATATTCTAAATTATTCAAAAACTTTCTTCTGTTTTTTAATAATGCATTTCCTTGTTTCAAACTATTTTCTATTTCAGGAGATTCACTAGGAAACATTTTTTTATTTTTAATATGTTTATCATAATTAATAAAATAATTATATATCTTTTTCATATATAAATATTATTTATATTTTTATTTTTTCATAGTATACAAACTCAAAACCAATACAGTTATTAAACTTACACCCCAACCAATATATTGCATATTACTAGCATCTACTAAATATTTATTATCTCTAACATTACCATCTAAAGAATAAAGCTCTTTTTTTAAATTTTTTATTTTTTCTCTATCCGCTGTTAAATCTTCTATTATTTCATCTAAACTTTTTTTCTGTTCTGCTATTTTAGTGTCATCTGCGTTTGAATTATCTTTAACACTATTTATAATTTCTTTCATCTCAATTGCTATTTGAGTTAACTCATTGTTTAACTTGTTTAATTCTCCCTCCTTTGTTAATGTATGTCTAACACATTCATTCCTTGGGCCTAGGTCGGCACCGGTTTTAATCATATTAAATTGTATATCACTTATTGTTTGGCTTATACCATTTGGACATGAATCATGTCTAGCATCACCTTGTTTAAATTTGTATTTTTTTCCCAAATCATCTAACCATGCTGTATCACCAATGGTTGCCGCTTGTATAACTTTACCAGTTGTTTGAATATGTTCATCTCCACATTTTTCATAAAATGTTTGCCCACCAACCACTGTTGTCTGTAATGGCATACCAACTTTTAATTTAAGTTTTTGCGTGTCTGTTATATTTTTCGAAGGTGCCAAACATACATGATTTTGAGCCCCCGATGATAATTTTCGCATTACACCTTTTCTAGAAATGTAATAGTGTTCCTTTTCCCATGTCGCTGTTTTCCCCAACAATGTTGAAATATCTATATCAGATACTAATTTTTCTTTTATATATTCATCGTATATAACACCATACGTATTCAATTTAGCATTAAATCTCGATTCTAATTCTTGCATTGTTTCGTCATTTTGATTAGCATTACCTTCAATAAATCCTTCTTTATTATTAAATAATTCTAAAAATTTAAATTTATTAAACTTAAATTTTTTCCCTTGGATATTGCAAAGGCTATTCATCTTTACATTAAATATAGAAAATTACTTTAATAATTTATAAATGAATAAACCTAAAATACCATATGATAAAAAATAGTAAATTAAAAATAAATTATCTTCAATATTTCTATCATATATATCCAACTTATAAACACTGGAAGAATTTTTTTTGCCTTTATTAATAATATATTCACCCAATTTTTTATCTAATTCTAATTTATTTTCTTCAAAACTAGAATTTTTTTTATTTATTTCTTTTTGTTCGCTTAAATTTTCAGCCATAGTTTCTTGATATATATTATTTAGTTCCTTCCGTATATCTGATAATGCTTTTTGGATATATGAGTCTTCTGATAAAAGACTATGATAATTCGGTGTATCTGTTTTTTCTTTATAATATTTCTCTAAATTTATTATTTCTCCCTCTAAATTACTTAAATCTTTAATATTTTTAAATATTTCAGAATACCATCGATTTTTAACATCATTTGCTGTTATTTCTCCTAATTCATCCGATATTCTTTGTTCTGTTAAATATTTTGCGATTAAATACCAATTATCACCCACTTCAGTATGTTTTTCAATTAATTTATAATCATCATCACGAGTCCAATTGACCATATATATATATAATCAAGAACATAATCTATAATATTTCGATGTTATTGAAGTTTTACTTGACCGAGTGATTTCACATAATTCACCTGGTCTCAACCCAAGTGCTTTTGCAATAGGGTCGAACCTCGAAATTTCAGGTAATTCACTATCTTGCATAATTTTATATTTTTCATAAATTTTTTCTTTTTCCTTTTCATTTAAAATTTTATGTTCGGGCACCATACAATGATCAAGAATATTAAATAAAAGTTCACTGATTTTTAAAATATTTATATAATGATTATCTTTTATAAATATAAATTCCATATATTCTTCTAAAGTTTTGTTGATATTTTGGTCTTTTATAATAATTAATAACTCATCATCTTTATCTAAAACTTCTTCTAAATTGTAAAGGTCATCTATATAATCATTTATATGCGTATCTCTAACTTTTGGAAATGTTGAATTTCCATTTTTACTTGTTACGTGGTATTTTACATAAATTTTTTTATTATTCTTTTTGGACAATAACATATCTAATTGTTTATTTGCATACATGGTTTGTATTTCATTAATACCAAAATTGTTGTAATCTGAAATATCAAACCCTCTTTTTTCTAAAATATTTAAAAGATTTTTTCTAGATTTATATATTTTTGATACGGTAAAACTAGTTTGTTTTTGATTATTCATTTAATTAATTATATTATTATTTTTTAAATATTTTAATAATATCATTTTAAATATTTTATTAGTTCAATTTAAACTTTTTATATACTTTTTATATACTTTTTATATTTTCTTCTTCTTTATTATCTTCATCTTTTGATTCTTCTTCTGGTAAAGATAAAAAGTTTAATTCTTCATTTGTTTTGTCTTCACTAATTACTTTTCTAGTTTTTGTTTCATTGTCGCCTTCATTGTCGCCTTCATTGTCGCCTTCATCGTCATCTTCATCGTCATCTTCATCATAACTCTCTTCATCACCCATGTCAGGAAAGATTTCTTTATTAACCATATCAGGAAAGATTTCTTTATTAACCATGGTATTACCTTCAAATGACGGTGGTCCATAATCGGGTGATAACGATGTTTCTTCTTCAATTGTATCTAATTTTAATTCTGCAGTTTCACCAATTTTTAAATTTCTAGGGTCTTCTAAAGAAGAAATACCTGTTAATAAATCATCTTTTTCTTTCATAAGAACCTCGCCTGTTTTTGGATTTCTTATTAAATATTCATTGTCTCTTTTATCAAATCCCATAATTGTAAAATTATCTTTTGAAAATAATTTACCCCTTTGTCTTAATTTGACAATTGAGCCAACTTCTAAATTATCTGATAATTCATCTTGTAAATTGTTTTCCAATATGTCTTTTTTACCTATTGTATCCAAATCATCATCATCTTCTTCCATTTTTTTTCTTTGTGTTTTTAATTCACCATCATTTATTGTATCAAACACTCTTTCTTTGTCTGCTTCCGTTCTATCTTCCCATCTTCTATTATTATCAACAACTATACTTTCGGTTTTAAAGCTTTTATCTATATCACCTAATGTTTGTTTGGTTTCAGGGTATTTCCAATTATCCAATCCGTTTTCCGTGTTGTATTTTACAGGAGCATTCTTGTTTATTTTGTAACCGAATGTTTTTACAAAATCATTCATTTCTGTTTTATTTTTTCGAGACATAAATCCATTATCTATAAGTTTGTGACCATAATATAAAGTTGTTAATTTATCAACGCTATCTTCAGTTATTATTCTCATTTGAACATTCATTGTTTTTAATTCTTGCATTAATAATTTAAAAGCATAAGGAACTTTTACAATGCTAAAGTCTTTACCATATATTGATTTCTGCACAATATTTTTTTCATTATCTAAATTACCAACGAATTTCAATGGACCATCAGCAACCGGACTTAAAAAAAGGTTCCGGTCTTCGTTGTATATGGCAATTGTCCCCGTTTTGTTACAAACAGCCATGTAAAATTGGTCTCCCCGAACCATCATGGATTCCATTGTAAAGTTACTTAAACCGTGTGCTATCAAGCAATCTCTGTCCATTTCACCTATTCTTAATCCACCATCATTTGCCCTCCCACCAACTGTTTGTCTTGTTAATACTGACCGTGGTCCGCGAGCTCTATAATTTATTTTATCTTTGGGCATATGTTTCAATCTTAAATAATATGTTGGTCCCAGATAAATATCGCACTCTAATTGTTCACCTGTCATACCATTGTAAAGAATTTCATTACCACTACTGTGATAATTATTTTCTGTTAAAATATCACCTAAAATTTTATTTTTTGGTCCTTTATTAACAAATGCTGTGCAATCACCAAAAGCTCCCAATATTGAACCCGTTTTACTAAACAATGTTTCAACAAGATGACCAATTGTCATTCTACTCGGCATGGCGTGTGGGTTTACAATTATATCGGGTTTAACACCGTCGGCAGTTGTTGGCATATCTTCTTCTTTTAAAATCATACCAATTGTTCCTTTTTGACCAGCTCTCGAGCAAAATTTGTCTCCTATTTTTGGTATTCTATGGGCTCTAATTCTAACTTTTGCAATTCTTTGCCCTTCCTCCCCTTCTGTTAAAAATGCTTTATCAACAATACCTGTTTGTGCTTTTTTACACTTTATGGAAGCATCGATGAAAGAATTAGGTTCGTCAATATTGTTCATGGCTTTTCCAATGATAATTGTTTTATCTTTTAAAACTGTATTTTCTTTTATAATTCCAGTTTCTTTATCTAATTTACTATAATCATATCCTTCTTTAATATTCATAACATTATTATCTTCAATATTCATGAAAATTTTGTCAACTTTATTATTTCCTATTTTACTAGTTTCTTCGTAATCTTCATACATATTATAGTATGTTGTGCTGAATAACCCACGTTTTAAAGAACCTTCGTTTATAATAACAGCATCTTCTACATTATAACCTGTATAGCACATAATAGCAACGATTGCATTTTCCCCATTGGGGTGTTCTTCATTTGTAAAATAATTTAAATACCTGCTTTTTGTTAGCGGTAATTGACCATAATTTAAGACGAATGCGCTTTTATCAATTCTATTTTGATAATTTGAACTATATAACGATACTCCTTGTTTTGCTTGTCCACAAGAAAAAGCATTTCTTGGGTAAGGGTTATTTTCTGGGAAAATAATTTGATTTGCCATAAAACCAAGAATTAATGAAGGATGTATTTCACAATGCGTTTCATTATTTATATTTTCGGTGGTAGATTTCATTAATATCATGCTTTCCCCTTCAGATGCATCGATATATTCAATAAAACCTTGTGTCTCTTTCAATTGTTCGTTTTTATCAAAAATATTATCAAAAATTTCATATTTATTTAAAGAATTATATTTTTCATTAAAACCACATACCGATTCTTTCCATAATAAAGTTTCATTGTTTATTTTTTTAATAATGTCATTTTCTAAAAAACTGAATTTCTTATTTTCTATAAATATTAGCGGTCTACAAAGTCTTCCAGCATCGACCCATATTTGTATTTCGTTTCTTTTTATATCAAATAAAATACTCGTATACAAGTATATTAAATTATTCCTTCTATGCAATTTCATAGTTTCAACAATATTTAATGGTTCATCGGAGCACCCAATCCAACCACCGTTTAAAAATACTTTTGTATAATTGCTCATCATATTAAACGAACATTCTTCAAGTAAAATAATATTTAATTTTCTTAAATATTTAACATATGGTTTTGAGCTAACACCGTTGGTTATATGCACTGAACTTGCCATGTGTTTATGCAATCCACAATTGCCACCATCGGGTGAATGCAGTGGACACAACAGTCCATATTGTGTTCCGTTTATTAACCTGGGTTCAATCATCTTTGTAGCATCTCCTATATTTATATTGGTTTTTCTTAATTGACACATAAAAGAAAAGAATGAAAGTCTATTTAAAGATTGAACTATGCCCGGTCTTTTTGTATGTGTTTCGCCGCCCCAGTTTCCTTTAAAAGCTTTTTTAAACCCTTCTTCGACTATTCTATCTGAAAAAATAGTATTTTGATTGTTTAAAAATAAAGACATAAAATCTTCATTTTGGTATGAAATGCCTGTTGCTTTAAAAGTATAAATTTCATCAACTTTTAATACAATATTATTTAATTGTTTTGCATAGAATTCACGAAATAGTTGATTTAATAAAATGCCTGTATGTTCAATTCTTTTTGAATTATATTTATCTCTATTTGTGGGTGGTTCTGCTTTAATATAGACGAAAAGTAATCGTTTAACAATATATCCCAAATACAATGCTTTATGTTTTAAATTTAATTCACCAATGTGTGGTAAAAATAGATTCATAAAAATATCCAAAACATGATTTACGGTATTTCCCTTTGTTAATTCTTTTATATATTTTAAAGCTGTTTGTTGTGTAAAAATATTACCAGCGTCATGGATAGATGGTATAAACAACTCAATTAGTTCTTCGTTTTTTTTTAAATCCAATAAACAATGTTGTATAATTTCTTTATCAGAAATAACACCCAACGCTCTCATTAAAATAAATAGAGGGACTGGTTTTCTAACATTTGGCACAATAACAACAATATTGCCATAATCTTTTGATGCTTGTGGTGCTAGAATTCTTACAGACAATGTTCTAATTTTTTTAGAGGCATCTTCAGAAACAGACCGAATTTCAGCAGAATGGCTATATAATTCATTCACGTTGTCTTTTATATATAAAATATTATTTGCCCTTTCTTCTTGTGATACAATTGCTTTCTCTTTACCATCAACAATGAAATATCCTCCTTTATCATTTCGACACTCACCTAGATTAAAACAAGCTTGTTTATTCAAACCGTTTAATAAACATAAATATGATTTTACCATTATTGGAAATCTTCCTAAAAGAATTTTTTCTATAGTAATTGTCTGCTTAAAAGCATCGAATTTATCTTTTCCGCTTTTTCCTTCGTTATTTTCCTTTAATATAGTAAATTCAATCTCTAAATCATAATGAATGGAAAAAAAATAGGACATGTTTCGCATTCTAGCTTCATTTGGGAACATCATGTGCGTTCTTTCTACGCCATCAACGTTGTCATAAATTAACGGTTTACCATAATATATTCTTTCTCCGCTTTTTCCACCAATATATAAGTCGGCTGTATATTTATATAAATTTGTTTCATCGTCCATTTCAGTCATGTATTTCTTTGGATTATTATCTTTTATTATAGTTTTCAAGTCTTTATCAAAGAATTTATTATATGAATCCAAATGATGTTTAACAGTTATATTTGGATTATCTCTAAAAAATATATCTAATAATTTAAATGTATTTTCAAAATTCATTTATATATTAATAATTGTATTTTTTTTTAAAATATTATAAACACAATATTTTAAAAATATTAATAATAATTTTGAAATATTATTTTTGAAATATTAATAATAATTTTGAAATATTAATTTTGAAAATTATAACTGGTTATTTTTTTTCATCAACGCTATAAGAATTAATCCTGTCAAAATAAACATTGCAATTATTGGTAATAAAACCAATATCCATGACATTGTCGAATAACCTTTCGAACATAATTTTTGAAGAATAAATAACCAAATTGCAATATATATTAGCTTAAATACAAAATAAAATCTGTTATTGCAATCACTCTTTGTTTCAAAAATACCAACGCAATATTTTTTTGGATTGCTATAATTTTGATAAAATAATGTTATTACACTTAATAACGAAATAACTAAATATAACTTTGCTGGTCCACATAAACTATTAAAAAAGTTAAGTTTGGTTTTTGATTTCATATATATAAAAATTATATAAAAATTTTAATCATGTTTCATCATATCACCGGCAACAGTAACATCGCTATCTTCAACATGATGGTCGCCGTATGCGGTGTTTATTGTGTTTTTAATTCCATTGCTAATGCAATTGATAACATCTATTCCTTTTCCTAAACCAGCATTAATAGCAAAACCACCACCTTTTAAACTGGTAATTTCATTTTGAGTACTTTTCGCTCTAGTGATATCTCTTGTTAATAAATTAAGTTTATTACCACCATATATCTCACCCATATTGGTAGCTTCATTGCATTTATAACCACCTTTTTGTTTTGAACAACCACTCTGTTTATATTTTCTTATATTTTTATATGTTTTTTTATACTTTCTTTTGCGGCGTGCTCTTGCGCGTGCTCTTGCGTGTGCTCTTGCGCGTGCTCTTGCGTGTGCTCTTGTGCGTGCTCTTGTGCGTGCTCTTGTGCGTGCTCTTGTGCGTGCTCTTGTGTGTGCTCTACTTTTAACGCAGCATTTATATTTTTTTTTTGCACATTTTTTACAACGTTTTTTTCTTCCTTTTACTGTTTTATGACATTTTACGCATTTACTTGAAGATTTTTTTTTTAAATTTTTTTTTGTTTTTGCCATTTTTATATATATATATTAAAATAAAAAAAATAAAAAATAAAAAATATTATTTTTTATATTTTTTATATTTTTTATTTTTTTATTTTTAAACAATATCAACATGTGTTAGCATGTGTCTTCTGCAACAAATTTTATTTAATTGTAGTTTATCTAAAATTTTACCTTCAGGTGTTTTTTTTGTTGTTATCTCTGATAAATACATAACATTATCTTTATTAATATTTAAAGATACTTTTTCTTTTTTTACGTTACTAATGTAGTAAAGATACTTGTCTGCTAAAACTTTTCCGCAAGTAAAACATTTAATTGGAATAATCATTTTATTATATTAATTTAATATAATAAAATTATAAATCAATTTTTATTTAAAATATTTATTTAAAATGTTTATGCGTTGAATTTTTTATCTTTATAATAATAATGGTCATAACCCAGTTCACCATCCTCCCCATATTTAAATACTTCTGGTCCAGTAGCGCTACCGGGTTCGCATTTTGCTCCTTTTTTATAATTTAACCAGACACAACAATCAAAATTTATACAACTTTCTTTTTCTTTGTTTATCCCACATAATGTTTTCTTATCTTTTTTTTTACAACTTTCTTTACGAGAATGTTTCAATGCCAATTCCCTTGGTGATTCTCTTTGTTCAGGTGGGGCTGGTAAATTTTTTGGTTCATTTTCCATACCTTCCAAAATATAAGCTTTATCTTTCACTAATGTTTTTTCTTTAAAAGATATATTAAAAACTGAAATAAAAATAGTGGAAATAAGCAATACAAAAAAAATTACTAAAACTATTGTAATATTTTGCATTAATGAATTTTTTAAATTTGATATAGTATTCGACGTGTCGTTTAATACAGTCATGCTTTTTGGCAAACTTTTTGGCATGCTTTTTGGCAAACTTGGCATGCTTTTTGGCAAACTTTTCGATACCTTATTTGAAATACTATTGGTTAAATTTTTAAAGCTGTTCAAAGACATATTAATATATAAATAGATAATTAATTAATTTGAATTAATACAGTTCCGTTGGTTGTTTTTTTTCTTTCGTGTTTGATATTATTTCTTGTAAAAATTTTATGACATTTTTTACATACATTTGCTAAATTAAATTTTTGATTTTTATTAAAATGTTCTATCATACCTCTTTCATCAGCATCCTTTTGTGGTATTAAATGGTGTATTTCTTCTCCTTTTCCGCCACAAAATTCACAACTATCTTTTAATTTTCTATTATTATATCTTGACGATTTATTTTCTAATATATGATTATCTTCTGGAAATATTGTTTTTCTTGTATTATATATTGTTTCCATCACATCGTCGGGTAATCCCATACTTTTACATACTTCTATACCATACATATTTCTACCGGGACCATCCATTAATTTTCGATTATAAATCATTGAATCGTCAAAATCATTATAAATAACAGATAAATGCTTCATTTTTAATGTATGTATTTTTTTTATAATTTCTTCTTCATATAATTGGTGAAAGTGAGTTGCGAAAATATAACTTGCATTTTTTTTATATAGTTTTAATAAACTGGCAATAAAAATACATATCGCGCTTTTATTTTCAGTGCCCGAACATAGTTCATCGCCAAGTATTAGTGAATTTTTATCTGCTAATTTTAATATAGTTTTTAATTCGCTCATTTCAACTTGAAAAGAACTTAATTTTTTGAAAATATTATCGTTTCCCAAAATTCTGGTACATATGGTTTTATATGGGTAATAGTTAAATTCTTTGCAGGCCACATAAAACCCACTTTGTGCCATAATAGTATTAATACCCATTGCCTTTATCAAACTTGACTTTCCAACAGCATTTGTTCCATATAATAAAATCCCATTCGTATCATCTTTACCTAAAAATATATCATTAGTTTGATACATTTCTTCGTCGTTTTCATTTATTCTTTCAATTAAAGGATGTCTAATAGATTTAAAATCTAAAAAAGAGTTATCATTAATTTTACTATCGTGTTTTTCAATTATTTTTGGTTTACAATAATTATAATTTCTAGCTAAATATGCTTTCGTTATAACAAAGTCAAGCATACTGGCAAATTTTACAATGATGTTAATATCATCATATAATTTTGTAAAATCATTTATAAATTCTTTATAACATTGTATAATAATTTCATATAATATTGATGAATTTTGAAAATCACTATCATATAAATCATTTAATGTTATAGACATAATTTTTTTATTATTTTGGGTGGTTTTAACAAATTTTAGATTTTCAGTTGAAAATATAAAATCTTTTTCTTTTCCATCATATTTTGATTTATATTTTAAATTAAATTTTTTTTCCTTGTGTTTTTCAAACGCCATTTTTAATAATTGGCATCTTTTCGATGTTCCCTGTAACCATTTACCACTTTTAAGAGTCGAATGAATTTTAATAAATTCATATTTTTTCTTTTTTTCTTTTTGTCCAATAATTTGAGAAAAGAAATCTTGTGTTTGTATTAATTTTTGTTGATTTTCAACATCTTTCATATCAAAATCGTCAAGTTCTTTAAAAATATTTTTATTGAAAAAATTATTTGATTCTGCGATTTTATTTATATTTTTTGCTTTTTCAAAATTAATAAATTTTTTTATAAACTTGGTAACATTATCGCAATGTTTATCCAGATTTTCACCAATCTTTTCATTTAAATAATTATTAATAATATCTAAATCTTTAATTTCATCATAAATTTCTTTTAATATTTCAAAATTGTAATAAATTTGTGTTATTTCAGATGGCTGAATTTTTTTAAGAATCATTTTTCTCTCCAATCTTTCAATATCTTTTAAGGAATTTATCTTCTTTCTTATTAATAAAAATTTATCATAGTCATTTAATATAAATTCTGTCAAATTATATTCTTTGTTTAGATATTCGATATTATAAACCGGGTTAAATAATTTTTCTCTTAACAATCTAGAACCCATTTTAGTAACACATTTATCCAAAAGCTTTGAAACACTTGAATAACCAGATTTATTTTCATTAGTATCTATAATATTTAATTGTTTTAAAGAATGTGTTGCCAATAAAACATTTCTAGAATTTTTATCATAAGTGGGTTCTTCAATGTTTAAAACCAAGTTTTCATTATGTTTTTCAAGGAAATATAATAAATAAATTAAACTTTGCGTTGAAAATATATTTTCAGAAAACCCCAATGTGTTATAGAATGAGTGGAAATCTGAAAAATTATATGTTTTTGATAATACTTCCATATGATATTTTTGTTTTTCACAATTTTCTACAATTTGTTTATTTGGATTTAATTTATCATTCAAATTTATAGTATGTAATTTAACACTGTCTAGTCCAATAAATTGCATTATATCGGAAATAATTTCATTTTTTTCATAATTATGGATAATGATAAGTTCCTTTGGTTTATATATTGAAATAAATCTCTCAAAATCATCAAAGACACATGGTTCATGTATTTTATTTGATTCAAAACAATACTGGTAAAGATTTACCTTTCCCGTAAATATATCAATACTTGACAATCCAAAATAAATTTTTGGTTTTTTAGATATTAAACTTGTTTTAAAAGTTTCAATCCAGGCACATACTATATTATTTGATATATTATCAGTATTTATATCAAAATTTGTCCCGACCGAGAATATACCCATTTCTTTCCTTAATTTACCTTTTCCACTAATATCATCACCACATTCAACCCAAACACCAACTGTATAACCAGCATTATTTAATTTATCAAGGTATTTTTCGAGTGGTTTACAAGTACCATATCCTGCTAATAAAAGTTTATGATTTTTATATTTTCCCCATGATATATTCTGAATTTTTTCGCTGACATGTAAATCAAGTATTTTTTCATACTGTTCTATTGTTCCATAAATTTCACCTGTTTCTTTATTTTTTAACCCATATACTTCATAAAATGAACCACTTTGCCATAATAATATAAATTTTTCACCATACCTTTTTTTATATTTTTCAAAATTATCAAAATAACTTTGTATCATTGGTGGTGCCATAAATATATATAAATATTTATTTTGCTTTAATATTGTTAACAAAAGAATTAAAAATATTAAAAGAATTAAAAAACTAATTATTCCAATTATGCATTAAGATATCTTCTGCATTTTTTCCACCACTATTTTGCAATTCTCCGGATAAATAACAGTTTAAATACATTTCTCTTAAAACGCTTTCAGGGGCAGATGTTCCAACTTTTATAAGTGCTTTATCAACCAAAAACTTTTTAATTGTTTTTAGCTTTTTTTTTTCTAACTTTCTGCAATCTTTATTTATTAATTTTCTTGTTTTTTTATTTTTTATTAAAATTCCTACTTTTTTTGTTTTATTATTTTTACCCAATAAAAATTTTCTAATAATTTTCTTGTTTTTTATTTTAAATTTTTCTTTTTTGTTATTTAAATTATTATTTACAAGAAATTTATTTTTTAAATTTTCTAATTTTTCTTTTCTATCATTCTTTTCTGGTAAAAAGTTATTATTAATATTTATTATTTCTTTATTAATATCAACTTCTTTACCAAAATTATTTGAATTGGTAAATGCCAAAGTATTGTTTTTTAAACTTTTTCTATATTTGGAATAGAGTTGTTTCTTTCCTTTTTTTAATATACCATACGGTGGGTCTGGTTTAATTAAATTATTTTTTATAGTGTTTAAATCATTATTTACTTCAGTTTGAATGTTTATTATATTAGATTGATTTGGGTTTATTTCTTTATTAAATTTATTAAAATTTTCATGTGATATTATTTGATTACTTGTTTCTTTATTAGTTTCTTTATTAGTTTCTTGATTAAATTTATTAAAATTTTCGTGTTGTATTAATTGTTGATTGTTTTGTTTTTCTCTTTTTTTCTTCTTCTTTTTCTTTGTTTTTCTTTTTTTTACGACGTCTTCCATGAAGTCAACTGCTTCAGAATAATTATCACTAAAATCATTATTTTCATGGTCACTGTTTTTTATTTTATTTTTTTTTTTGAAATCTTTAATTTTATCAATCATTTTCTCCTTTAAAAAATTTTTTTGTAATTTATTAAAATTTGTTCTTAAACTATGTTTTAATTTTTTTTTTTTTGTTTTTTTCCTTTTTGTATTTCCAAAAAATTCAGGATTTACAGATATTGTTTTTGTAGCCATAATATATTAGTAAAGATAAATGAAATCGTATTTTAATTCAAAATAATTCAA